AAATGAGCGTTAATATCAGAGATACTTAATAAATAATTTCCAAACTTTTTAGCTCTATAAAGACTAAAAATATATGGAATTAAAGTTAGAAACTGATTTCATGCTAAAACATGACCTTTCTCCTAATGAATTAACTATTTTATATTTAGTTCATAGTAAGAAAAATAACATATTAGTTAAAATGGCTAGTAAAATGTATGTTGATCCTTTTAAACAAGAAATTGAAAGACTTGTTAATATAGGTTATCTTACATTAGATGATTATAGACTTACTACTTTAACAGAAGAAGGTAGAGATTTAATAGAGGTAAAAAATGTATTTAGAGAACTTCAGAATGCTTTTCCTAAAGAAGTAATAAGAAAAGATGGTAAAACCTCTTATCTCAGAACGGATAGAAAAAGAAGTGAAGCTAGATATTTAAGGCTTACTAGAAATCGTAGAGATATACATGAGTATATTTTAAAGTGTTTAGAATTTGAAATAAAACAAAGAACTTCTGAAAATTCTATGATGTGGTTTAAAACCATGCCTAGTTGGTTATCTTCAAGAGAATGGGAAAACTGGGAAGATAGAATGAAAGAAGAGAATATAAAGAAAATATTAGATATAGATTCTGAAGAATATGGAACAGAACTCGAATAAAGTATTAGAATTCAACCATATATCTAAAGCTTCTGATGAAATTATACAATATATTACAGACAGAAAGAAAGGAATTATTAAATCCTTACGAACACGCTGGTCAAAGTTCAATCGTCTTACGATGGGAGGCATAGAGCCTAATATAATTATGACTATAGCAGGTATATCTGGAAGTGGTAAAAGTAGTTTCGCTAATTCATTAGAATCTGATCTTTTCGATTTGAACCCAAATGCACATTTTGTAGTGCTATCCTTTAATTTTGAAATGATTGCTTCAAAACAAGTAGGTAGGAAACTAAGTAGTAGATTGAATAAAACTACTAAAGAACTTTATAGTGGTGACCCCGCTATAAAATTAACGTCTACTGATATAGAAGTAATTAAGACAGAAACAGAAAAAATAAAAAAATACGACATTTATTATGTTGATATGCCAGGCAATGTGGAGGAGATAGAGAATACTATTCACTATTTTCGAAGAAATAAGGCTAAAAATAAATGGCTAATCGTAATGCTAGACCATACTTTATTAACAAGAGGTAAAACAGGTGATTCTGAAAGAAAAATTCTTACAGATTTACAATATATGTTTATGCGTGAAAAAAAGATAGGCGTAACCTCTATAATTCAACTATCTCAAATGAATAGAGATATTGAAGGAAATGAACGAATAACTAATCCATCTATGCACTTTCCTATGAGAAAGGATATATTTGGAGGAGATAGTTTATTTCAAGCATCTGACTATTTAATGGTTTTACATAGACCTGAAATGTTGAGTATATCTCAATACGGAAAGAATGGTTGGCCAGTGAAAAATAAAGTATACTTACATCTTTTAAAAAATAGAGATGGTGAAGTAAAAGTCTTGCAATTTGACAACAACCTTAAATATAATAGAATAGAAGAGCCTCCGAAAGGAGACCCTGCTGAACCTATTCTACAATTAAATAACAATAATAATTAACACATTGCCATATGAAATTTAAAAGTAACAAAAACGCATTTCTAATTGATTTTACTAACACAAGTGAACTTTCTAAAAGCATCTGGGTAGCATCAGTAATGACTCTACTTACTATTTTCCCACAACTTAAAGTTGAAGGTCTTAACGTTTCTAAACGTTCAGCAGGAGAAGAAAAAGTAGCTATGATGGAAATCCGTGAAGGTAATGATTACTTAGAAGTAGGTTCATATATCCAAAAAGAATCCGGGTATGATGTTATTGGAGTAGGGGTAAACGGTAACCTTAATGTATCTTTTGAGAATAAAGATGATTTTCGTCTTTCAAGTTGCCTTCCTATTTACACAATACCGGTATATCACCTAGAAAAAGATTTAAACCTTATTCTAGCTAAATTAGAAACTTATATTGCAGAAGTAGTAAAAGTTCCTAAGAAAAAAGAAGTTAAATGTGTAACTTATCATTCTAACTTTATCCGCGTAGGCAACTCTCGCATAGATTATGATGATGAGAAGGATATAAAGAAACTTTTAAAAAAAGTTGATAAAAAGTCTACAAAATATTCACTGTCAGCAATCCATTTAATTTAAATTAACCTTTTATGGCAACACCTATTTTGGTAATGGGTCCTCCAGGTACTGGTAAAACTACTAGTATACAACATTTGGATCCAAAAACAACATTCATCATTCATGCTGATGAAAAACCAATACCGTTGCCAGGGTCAAAAACTAATTATAAAACTGTTTACAAAGACAATGGTAAGTTAGATCTTGCCAAAAGCAACTATTTCGAAACTACAGACCCTGTCTTAGTTATTGAGCTTATGAAAGCTGTATCAGCTAAACGTCCTGATATTAAAATCATAGTAGTAGATACAATTACAAGTATTTTAGTAGACCAATTTATGTCAAGACTTAAAGAAAAAGGTTTTGATAAATTTGGTGATTTTGCTAAAGACGCATATGATATTATGCGATTAGCTAGAAAACTAAGAGACGACCTTGTAGTAGTAATTATGTCTCATGTTGAGTATAATTATGATTCATCAGGTGACCTTCGCACTTCTTTTAAAGTAGTAGGGGGTAAGCTTATTAAAGAAAAAATAGAGCCGGAATACATGTTCCACATGGTACTTTACACAGAAGTAGTACTAGTGGACGGTAAACCAGAATATTACTTTGTAACACAAAACAACGGAAAAAATACTTGTAGATCTCCGTTAGGATTATTTTCAGAATACCGTATCCCCAATGATTTAAAAAATGTTATTGAGAAATACAAGGAGTACGAAAAATAAAATAAAAAGAACTATGTATAAAATAACAGATTCAGTTCTAACTAGTAAGACTCCATCTTACATTGGTGTAGGGATACATGAAATTGAACTATCAGAAGTTGTACTTGATGTATCAAAGAATGGTAAAACATTTTTTGCATATTACTATACTAATAGTAAAGGACAACGTCTCTCTAAAACTGAATGGGAAGTAAATGTCCCTTCAGACTTAACAACTATAACAGAAGAAAAACGTAAAGCATATGAGGCTGTTATACAGCAACAAATGAAACGTATTTTGAAAGTAGCAAAACTTTTTGTACCAGAGGATGAACTTAAGGTAGATAAGGATTTTGAAGATTTCAAAGCTTTCTGTACATTTGTTAAGGATAAACTAGAAGGTAAAACTAAAGGCGTTAAACTACGTATTAAAGCTACTTATGATAAGAATGGTTGGGTAACTACTCCAAGTTATACCTATGATTCTACTGAGTGGATTGAACGTGTAGATAAAGTAGATGCTGCAGATTCTCAAATTCAAATGATTGAAGGAAGAGATATTACCATTAGACCTAGAATGAACAATAATAGTAGATCTAAGAATCCACTATTGGAAGATTCCGATACCGACTCCAAGGTTACTGATATTCCAACTAGTAAAAATGATGATCTACCCTTTTAAATTAATTTAACTTACCCCTTCGGGGGTAGGTTTTATTTATTATTCTATGTATAACCCAGCAAATTTAATTCATATTACTCGAGAAGATGTTTATAAAAAGATATCTGCTTATACAATTTTTACTAACTACTTAGGTTTTCCACCAATAGTAGGTAGAGTATATGAATCTCCTTTTAGAAAGGATTTAAACCCATCATTCGGTATATTCAGAGCTAAAAATAATAATTTATTATTTAAAGATTTAGGCTCAGGTGTATCAGGAGATGCAATAAAGTTTGCTAAACTTATCGGAGGCTTCAATAGTACAAAAGAAACTATACAAGCACTTTATAAAGAAACAACAAAACATTTACCAATTCGTACTAAAAAAGTACTTGAAATAAAACCAAGCACACTTGATATTTATACGAATAAAATCCCTTGGACAAAAGAAGGCCTTGAATTTTGGTCTAATTTTAACATAACACTTAAAACATTAGAATATTTTAAAGTTCATCAGATAAATAAATACTGGGTTAATGGAATAGTAAAAGGTTATTCTACTACTACTTCACCAATGTTTCATTTTGAAATTTATGATAAAGATAAAATTTATAGACCTTATTATACAGCTAAAAGATTTTATACTAATTGTACAAGTCAATATATTCAAGGATGGGAACAATTAAAATTTAAGAACGATACTGTATTTATTACTAAATCTCTTAAAGATGTAATGTATCTTCATCAGTTAGGCTACGAAGCTATAGCTCCTAATGGAGAAGGTCATTCAATTCCTGCAAAAGTAATAACCCTTTTAAAAAAAAGTTTCAAATATATAGTAGTATTTTACGATTGGGATAAAGCAGGAGTATGCGGAACTAGAAGGATACTAAAAGTAAACCCAGAGTTTAAATTTATTTTCACAAACTCTAAAGAAGCTAAAGATATTACAGATTATCATAAGAAATTCGGGATAACTCAAACAAAACAACTTTTACAAAAAAAATTGAATTATGCAAAATCAAAGTAATTCACACATTGATTTGGATTTTATTCCTATGCAAGTACCCACTGTAAAAGGCAGATACGCATTAGAAAGATTAAAACCAGATGCTTTTCCTATGTATGTTACCCCTATTAAAGAAGGTGTGGAAGTATTAATTAGAGAAGGACATCCTTTTATGGTTGAATATCCATACGTTATTTTAAATACTCAATTTAGGGAAAGGTTTAAAACCCTTTTACAATTAACCAACTCAAGAAAATTTACTTTACACACTAATCTAACTGTAGATAATTTATCAGCAGAAGATTTAAGTGAAGTATTAATGCGGCCAGAAAAACTATTACCTATTAATTTAAAAATTAATGTTACAATGGTTATTTATGAAAAAAGTATTCAAGAAATGCTATTTAAAAATATTATAGAATCCATTAAAGGATTTTTTGGAACAGCTGAAAGTCCCTTCTTACCTAACATAATACCCGCAAAATACGTTGAAGT